TTGCAGCAGCTTCTTCATCAGTAAGACCTTGAGATTTATATGTCTGGGCTAAATTTTCACCAGATATGTTCTGCAAATCAGCTATGCGCTGTTGGTCTTGCTCTAGTATAGCCCTAGCATTATCCCTGTCCCTCAAACTCTCAAACGCTTCTTTGTAAGGTTCTAGTGACTGAGTTTCTGGGTTATATACGTTATAAGCCATCCAGTATTCCCCCCTCCTATAAAGTGGGAAATATGGCTCAATAGATTCTTTAGCCATCAACTGGTAAATTAGTTTTTGTTTTAGGGAAGCTCTTTGCTGGTTATCTTCTGTAAGCCCGTCTATACGCTCGCGCATGACGTTGCGTAATGTCTGATACTCTTCTGCGTACGCGTCTCTCAAAGTCTCGTAAGCTTTGCGCTGCTCAGGACGTAACTTTTTGTACATCCCGTTAATTTTGTCCCACTCTTCTACTTTAGCTTGGTCTTTGTCTACAACGCGCCATGTGAAATCGTCGGGGTTTTTCTCTCGCCAATCAGCTAAACCCTTGTCCCTTTCCTGTTTTGTAGCATACGCACGGGATCGTACAGTTGATTTAGTGGCAGGGTCTTCGTAAAAGTACCAAAAGTTTTCGTAGTAGCTTTTCTTTTGTGTGGGATCAACTCGCATCAAGGTAGATTCTGCTACCAAATTGTCAAAGTTTTCTCTTTCTTCTTTAGGTCTGCCTTTAAATGCGGCTTCCATTTTACGGGCTGTGTCGTTTACTTTCGCGAACCCATTAGACCTGTCACCCACTTTAAACCTAATTACATCTAGTAACTTGCCTATAGCCGGTACTTGTTCTTCATTCATTTTAGCTATGGCGTTTAGCGGTAGTAAGTCTAAAAGACCTGCTTTCTGCATCTTTACAGCATTGTCGCTATTGTTTAACCAAGCGCGAACAGAATCCATACTGCTTTTTTCAGATTCAGTTCTTTTCGGCATTAGCTTATTTAGAAGACCTATTTTGTCGCCCCTTACAGCTTCAGAATATATACGATTAGCATTACGCGTTTCTGGAGCGGGAGATAGTATTTGGTAAACTAGATTATCTACGTCTGTTTTAGCAGAAGTTACTGATTTTAAAGGTAAACCACGCAGTCTACGTATTACGTTCATTACAGCATTTGCGAACTTGTCAAGAGCTGAGTAGTTTTCACCAGAACTTGTTATTTTATTAAGCGATGCTTGAAACTCAGGATTACTAAACGCTTCTGCTATAAACTCGTCTAAACTTTCTGCCCCATAAGCAGTATCCAGTCTGTCCCTGACACCATCAAATATAGTTTGAAGTTGTTTAGTTATGGGGTTAGACGCATTAGCTATTGTGTGCGAGGTAGCTGCATGGGTCATTTCATGCAATAAGACATGGTTTGTTAGCGGTATGTCTCTGTTTATGACTATGGTATTAGTGGCGGGGTTAAACATACCGGCTATCAGCTTGCCGGAACTGTTGCGGATATTACTTTCAAAAGTTATCTGAGTTGTACCAACGTCTTTCTGCAAAGCCTTGGCTACTCTGGATACGGTTTTATCTTTTGACTTACCCAGTTCTTCAAGCGCTGTATTCAGGTCATTGTTTAAGGCAGCTTGAGCTACGGTAGGGTCTACCGGAGACGTTAATTTACTTATTGCGGAAGCGGGTAAAAGATCAATATCTTCACTTTGTATTGCCTCTACCTTACTATTAAGTATCTGTTTGCCTGTGGTAGTTAAGTTTTTAAGTGTAGAGTTAAACGCATCAAAAACTTCTTGGGAGTATTCTTCTTTTCCTTTTTTGGCTGCTTTCTCTGCTATGTAAGCATTTGCTAAGTCATATAGACCTTCATCTAGTTTTTTGCCATTGAGAAAGGTATACGCCGGATCGGTAGAATCTAAGTTGTCTATAAACTGTTGGTCAGTTATTTCTTCTTCTATAGTAGTAGGCTGTACCGCTTCTACCCCAGTTGGTATTGCAAATTCTTTACCGTCTATAGTTACTTTTTCTGTTTCAGTAGTGGGGGCTGTAGCTGTTTCTGCTTGTTTGGCAGCATTTGCTACTTTGGCTACTTCTTCTTGAGTAGGTGCAGCCTCAGCTAAGTCTTGTGCTCTTGCTTGTTCACTAACTTGTTTTTGTTGTTGTACCCTAGCTACTATATCTGCTCTAGGCGCAGATACTGTTTCCGGCTCTTCTACGACCTCTGGCTCTGGTGTAGGTACAACCTCTGGTTCTTGTGTAACGTCTGTAGGTGCAACGTCTGGCTCTGGTGCAGTTTGTAGTCGGTCTTGTACTTCTTTAGCTAACTGTAAATCCTGCTGCTGCCTTTTAACTTGCTGCTCCATATACAGTGACACAGCGTCGGTTACTTCTTCGGGAGTAAGTGTACTTGCTATATCTTTAACAGTTTTATTTTCTTTCTCTGCATACAAACGTAGCGCTTCTTGTACATCAGCATCGGACATATCTGTTGGAAACATGTCTAACTGTGCGTCAGATACAGGTGCAGCTACGGTAGGCTCTTCTTCTATTACCTCTTCTTGTGGTGTTGCCGGAGGACGAGCTTGCCCTTCCTCAAACATGTCAGCAACGGTTCCGACAGGGGGTACAGCAGCTGGCTCTACAGGAGGGGTTGTAGGGGTTGGAGTTTCTTTAGCTATTTCTTCTTTTGTTTCTTCTGCTGCATCTACCCTTCTTGCAGCTACGGCTCTGCGCCTACCGGGTATTAACGCAAGTTCGGCTATAGCCTGTAGTAAACCACCTACACCAGCGCCATAGCCAAGTGACTCCCCAGTTCCAGCAAAAAGCCCTGTTTCGGGGTCGTATACCCCTTGCGCGATTAAATTCTGGGCTACTTCTGCACTTGCTTCTTGTAGTCCTTCGGCACCGGCTGCTGTACTAACTCTACGTAAACTTCTTATTAATGTTTCTGTGGCTTTTTCGCCTGTAGCTTTGCCTAGGGCTTTTCTTACCGCCATAGCTGATCGGCCTATACCAAACGGTACGGCTGTCTCACCTAGCCCCGGTAGTACACCCAGTCCTGCGGCTTTGCTTATCTGTTCTTCTGTAGCGCCAGCAGCTTCGGCTCTTCTAGCGGCTTCGCCCGCACCGGCGGCTGCACCTGTAGCAACACCAGCGGCAAGTCCCGGCGCACCGAGAAAACCTGTAGCTAAAAACGGTACGGTAGAGCCAAGTGCTTCCGCCCCTTTACGCACCACAGTATCGCGGTAACCTCTACGGGGGGCTAAACTTTCCTGAACGTCTTCACCTATCTCAGCTATCTTTTCGCGGGCGGCCTGTTCTTGTTCTTCAGGTAATAAAAAAGCGGCCCCAGTAGCCGCCGATTCAACAAGCCCCGCAGCACCTGCTGCTAATCCTTTGGGTATTTCTCGCAGGTATCCCCCTATGGTAGTTTCTGGAGGGGTATAGAACGGGTCATCTACACGCTTTATAGCAATAGCAAGCCTAGTAGCAGCTTCCGCATCTCCGGCAGCATCGGCGTTTTTAAACGCTTTTACTAATTTAGCTTTGTCTACCATTACTCACCAAGATACTTAGCCAAATCTGCCGCTAATTCTGGGTCTTGTTCTTCGGATGTGGCCCCCGAACTATTTAAACTAATTCCACTAGCCATTTCCCATGTTTGTATAGCTTGGTTCCTAATTGCAGCGGACAACTCATTTTGAGTTACTTCATTTAGGTCTTTGTCATCTCGTGTAGCTATAGCTTGTCTAATGGCCTGTACTTGCATTGTGTCTTTTGAAATATCAGACATTATGTCTAGTATCTCTTTTCGCACATCGTTTTGGTTTATAGCATAACCTTTTAAAGCACCAAGCTCTGCTACGTACTTTTGCACTTCTATTTTTTCGCGTTCTAAGGCCATAGTAGCTTCAAACTGCGATGCCTGTGTTTCTTCGGTACGACGTTGTTTCTCAAGCGCATCGCGTCTTGCCTGTTGACTTAGTCGCGTAGCACCAACGTTCTGTCCAGCTAACCGTAAGGATTCTGCTAAATTAGTACCGCTTGCTGCACCAGTACCCCAAGCCATAAGTTGGTCAAACTTTTCGTCATCCAAATCAAATATGCTACCTATAGCGGAAATACCACGTACTATAAAGTTCTGTTTTTCCTCTGGGTCTTCTATCTGCTCTGCTTGTCTAGCTACATTTTCGGCTTCAACCATAGCCGCTCTATAATCTTGGGCAACTTTATCTTGTTCCGCAAAATCATCTATTAAGTCTTGGGAAGTCTGCGTTTCTTCTAGCATCTGTACAGCATCCTGTACTGGCGCTTCGGTTTCTTCCTCATCTCCGAAAAGCGCATTTCCAATACCTAGGCCAGCACCAGTGGTAAAAGAAGTCCTCATGGGAGAGAATTCTCTTTTCACCCCACCCGACTGCATTTTTCCACCCGGCCCTCTTACTGGGGGGTTTCTTAGTGGTGTACCAGCCTTAGTTAGTTTAGTAGTAGGCTTAGTAACTGTTGCTTGAGCGCCTTTTCTCATCGTTTCTAAAACCCTAGGCCCATATTTTTGAACTATAGGTTTGCCAAAGCGAGCCAAGGCACCAAGTCCACGTATCCCGGCTGCTGTACCCCAACCAAGACCCGGTATAAACATAAGACCCATAGAGATAGCATCCGCAGGATTATCAGTAGCCCAGTCTGCAACATCAGAAGCTACTTGCATAAAACCACCTTCGTCTTCTTCTGTTACTTCGCCACCTTCATCAAACGCAACGATACCGCCACCAGCCATACGAGCCATGTTAGGAGAAGGGAGTTGGCTTAAACCCGCAGCTTTACGCGCCTGTGCTTGGGCCATACGCTGCCCCTGCATCTGTACACCCGGCATCATCGCAGCTATACCCTGTCTGTTAGCTTCTAGTTCTTGTTGTTCTAACTGATCCTTTACCGTGGCGGGATTAGTCTGCAAACTAGCTTGTATAGCTTTAGTATTGGCTTCTCTTTGCCTAGCCATTTGCTGTAACGCAAGAAGGTCTATAGTCTGTTGGTTCAGAGCATACTCTTGCCGTAAGCGATCCTCACCCAACGCCATACGAGCTTGTATTTGCCTATCTATTCCCATCATCTCGTAATACCTTTACTTAAGTAAGTTTATTAACTCAGCAATACCTGTAGCTCCACCTAAAGCAGATGCAAAAGTGCTTGGTTCTGCGTACTGGTATGACTGTGTGCTTATTGGAAGTCCCTGTAGTAATGACTGCATATACTGTACTTGTTTATATGGGTAGTCACGTTCCTGTTCAAACTGAGCAATGTCAGCCAGTATACCTTCTTGCTCTATAGCGCGTTGCTGTGCACCCGCACCTAACTGCTGACCTAGCGCACTTAATCCATACTGACGCTCTTGGTTAAACAAATCAGCAGCTCTGTCGTAGGCTTGCTGCATCCCTGTGCCATATATGTTGGCAAGGTTTCTTTGTAATCCGCCTGATAACTCGGATTCGGCTACGGCCTGACGACCACCACCATACGCACCGGCTCTACCATATCTACTTTGTAGATTCTGCTGTTCTATCTGGTATTGACGACGCGCCTCATCCATTTGCGGTTGAAGCGCCATATCCATATATGGGTTCATGTACTGTTGAGCCACACCCGGAGCGGTAAAAGACCCTGCGGTAGAAGCGGTAGGTACTGCAAGATTAGCCAAGCCCTGAAACGCCTGTTGCTGTAGTCCAGATTCTCCGGCAGTGAGCGGGCCTTCGTATGCGGTGTAGGGCATATTTGCAAGAGCAGCGCCCTTACCGAGCATCTGAGTAACGTACGGCCCCGCCCAAGGAGAAAGGGAAGAGGACTGACCAAGTACCTGCCCTGCCATTGGGTCTACATTAGCAGTAGACATACCACCTGTTTGATATTTTTTCATGTCAACCTTACCCTAAGTATTTACGTGGGTTTATTTCAGTACCCTGTTTGGTTGTCCCTGTACGGGCTTTGCGGACTCTGTCCATCATAGAATACAGCTGTTTGGCTCCGGCATCTGAATTACCGTTACCTAAGTGACTTACTACATCAGCCGGTACTACAAACTCGCCATCACTAAGCCGAGCCGGTTCCGCACCGTCAATAGTTGCCGGTACTTTGTCCGCCATACCGTCAGTAGAGCCACCCAGATAATAACCTTTACCCAGCGATGCAAGGCCACCACCAGCAAAGTTTTTATACTTATCATAAACGCGTTGTACGTTGCTTAGTGGTATACCCATAACTTCCGATACACGCTCTGGAGATATGTTGTTATTTACCATAGCTTTGATAACGCGTTCGTACTTTTCTTGATTTGTACCAGTACCCGCTTGCACTGTTTCTACTGCTTTTCGTATCTGCGCGTCTGATACTTGAGGCTCTTTTACATCTGGGAGCGAACTAAAATCATCTACCGGCTTATCCTCAAAGGCTTCCACCGGGTCAGATATTATTGGGGGTTCTACATCTAGTTCTGGTAATTTTGGTGTAGGCGCAAACACACCAGTTTTGTTGTAGTAATCGTTTACGTATCCACGAATTGTATCTACTGGAACACCAATAATCCCTGCAAGTCTATCTGGGGACACACCATAGTTTGTCATGGCCTTTATCATGCGTTCGTATCCAGCAGGGGTCATACCGTACTGCTCTTTTATACCCTTTACGGCTGTACTTATTTCTGCGTCTGTTGGGCCTGTAGGTGTCTGTGGTGTTTGCGGATCACTTATGGTTTTGGTGATACCACGGTTTTTAAAGTAGTCGGGTAATTCATCTACACCTACGCCAGTAAATAAAGATAGTAAGCCTAAACCTTGCTCTTGTTGCTGTTGTTGCCTAGCAAGTGCATTAGCGTTTAATTGGGCAAGATAATCTCCACCCATAACAGTCTGGATACCTTCGGCGTTTGTTTTCGGGGTGTACTGCACATCGGTAAAATAACGTCTACCCGCTTCGCCGGGACGCCTGCCTGTAGGGTCAAATGCACCGGGAACTTGCTCTCTTTGAGCCGTTAGTTCAGGTATACCACCGGTATATCCTTGAGAGCCTTTATTATCAGAGCCACCACCAAACGCACCAGCAAGTGCACCTCCGAGTACCGCTAATCCTTTTTCAAAATTACCCATGTCTTCTCCGCAACAAACGCAATATTTCGTCTGTCAAGTCGTAGTTATTCCGTATCATACCACCCATATTCGCGTAAACGTAGGGGCCACGTTTGTTCTTTTCTTCGTCTTTCTCTTCAGTTTTACCCATAGCAGGATTGAATATACTACTTCCTGCTATATCGTATAAGTAGTCTATATCTACAGTCGGCCCCGGCGCACCTGTAGTTACCCCAATACCTTGCCCGTAACCAGCACCACCAGCACCTTCACCAGCAGGAGTTTCGTCATCGGCAGGAGTCTCGTCACTGCCACCGGTAGGGGTTTCATTTAGGTTGCCACCGGGAGGGGTCGGAGTTTTATCGCCACCACCAGTAGGTGTTTTATCATCAATAGGTGTTTTAGCGTCGTCATCAGTAGGTGTTTTACTGTCATCAGTAGGTGTTTTACTGTCATCAATAGGTGTTTTACCGTCTACGCCAAATTTAGTTTTTTTGTCGTTACCGGTTGTGTCACCGGTAAAAGTTTGTGTTCCGGGGGCTGGGGCACCACCACCCCTAAGTATTTCACCAATATCTTCTATGTCGGGTATTTCAAAAAACCCACCTTCTTGGGAGCTTTTACTTAAAAGTATGTCTATAGCAGGAATACCAGTAAGTACACCCGCTCTCATAGGGCCACCGCTATAAGTAGACCCAGCAGTTCTCGGTACTGCTTTAGTGCCTACAGGTGTTCCTGATGGCGTACCCCAAACACCAGTAAGTCCACCGGGGCCACCGGTTACAAGGTCAGGAAGGGGTATACCCGTATAATCAGAAGCTCTGCTTAACACCTGACCTACGGAGTCAAAAAACCCAGTGCCCGGTACTTTTAAACCAGCGTCTCTAGCTCTCTGGGTTAAACTCCTAAGGTAATCTCTTTGTTTACCTACACGGTCAAAATAATCGTCTAAGCTACCTGTTTCTGGCTTTGTTGCGTACGTCCTCTCTAAATCAGCTTGAGCATTAGCTATTTCTTCTAATAAATTCTGCTCTTGTTCTGCTTTAGCGGCAGCTTCGCGTCGTGCTTTTTCTTCTGGGGTAAGTAATGGTTCACTTAACTCTGCTAATATATCTGCACGTAAGTTAGCTTCTTGCTCCATTTCACCCACACTAAGAGTACCGGGGCTTCCAGCGTATACATCCGACCTACGATCTAAACGAGAAAATCCCCCAGAAGGGCTAGGATCGTAAGTCACATCCATTGTGTATTGAGGTGCGCCGCCTGCATTAAATTTCTTCATAACATCACCTATGGAGGAGTGGGCAGCGTGTCAGGCAACGCTGATACTAGACTAACCGCCATAACAGCAGACGGTATACCGGGGTGGGGGCTAGACGGCGCGGCGGCTTCAAGAATGGCTGTCGTATCGGAAGTAGCCCATACCATCTCCAAATACTGTCCTGCGGTCATATCTATATTAAAGTTCCACGTTACCGGGACGGCGTCCCCAGAGCCGGACAATACGTACTGCTTAGTGGAGTATCCAATATCAGTACCGTTACGCCTAATCCACAAGTACACATTCTTAGGCGACGCAGAGACACTATACACAGACCCAGTAAACTGGAAATTATATATACCTGAGTATTCTACGGTTATCTGTGAGCTAGACCCGCCGTTTATTGTAACACCATGATTTAAATAAGTATTCTCAAATTGAACTGTGTAGCCTGTGTTTATGGCAGCTGCGGTTTGGTCTACAGTAGAGTAGAAAAGCGCGTTAGATATATCTAAAAACCTACCACCCAAGTGCCCTGTGACGTTATTTACCGCGTTAGATATATTCCCAAAATACAACCTAAGCACGTTATTCTGTGAGTCTATATACCGCTTATCTATGTTATCGCCCGGTATTGGTAGGGCTGGGGGCGGAGTTCTGTTAATTAAGGCTTCACTCATTAGCCTCTCCTGCCATCAGGACGCATATCGAAGCGTGTAGCACCTAGTTTCCACGCTACCCCTTCTGCCGTAGACTCAACCTTAAAAGCCATCTGACGGCCTCTGAGACGCACATAAGCCTGCCCTGTAAACTTTTCAATAGGCACAGTAGCTGTACGCGTTACAGTAGCTGCACTGTTTCCACCTTCGGAAAGCGGTGATTTATACCCAGAACCTGAGTTAGTCAGGGGTGATATGGTCATAGTTACTGCTGGTGAAGACGTAGTAGACCCCTCAAAAGTAACGTCAGGTAGGACACGAGATATAAACATAGCCCTGTCGCCGTCATCTAAATCAAACTCTGCTGATACTAACGTAGCTGTAATTGGGTTTACCGTGCCGGTTTCCTTGTCATCGTAGCCAGTTTCATGTTTTACAAGATTGTTACTATATGTTGCGGCAAGGGGTAGGTCACGTAAATCAGAGTCAAGCCAAGCAGTTCTAGCTAGACTTCCATAAGACCAAGCGTTTTCACCATAGTTATATATGACGTATTTATCTACCGTAGTTGAGCCGGAAGAGCAGTAGAACCACCATATTTCAGTAAATCGCTCATTAGTACCAGAAATAACCTGATCTCTCTGCTGTTGGTTAAAGTCGTCAAAAATGTAGCTACGGATAGAGCAAGGTAGGGTCTTGATTATACCGTCGTACATATAGAACTTGTCTGTGCCCATCCAGTAGGCAACGTCATTAGCATAAACAGCAGCGTTTTGGCTAGCTATAGTCGTGTTACTACCTAGCAAATTAGCCCCCCACACCTCTGGGGCACCCAGATACTGCATACTGTACAAAGCTGCATCTGTCCATATAAGTAACTCTTGCCTAGACTGTAGGGCTGTAATAATTTCACTACCATTGGAAAGGCGTAGACTACCGGCTTGATTAGTAGCTGAAGGTGCCCAAGTAAGCGAGTCCTCTTGGTCTGACCACCGTAAAAGCATTGGGTCTAAGATAGAACTACCATAGTCATTGCATCCAAAACAGATAACAAAACGGTATATGTCAGATACAGTAACGTAATTAACTATCGTAGGTGTACTTGCATCCGCCCCTACAACATCAGATAAGATCGTGGCTCTATTGCCTGTAACCGCCCCAGTGCTGGCATCCCAAGTGTAAACATTACCTCCACGATCAGCCAGAATCAGGTCTTCGCCAAAATTAGCTTGGCTCCATAGCCGTATAGTCGTGTTAGTAGTTCCGCCAGTACCCCAAGTGCTGGAACCCCATGTACCGGCACCCCAACCCGTAAATGGTACGGCATATTCGGCTCCGGGGTAGATTTCGTATGAGGCAACAACAGAAGAGCCACCGTTGCCGGTGTCTGAAGCGTTAGCCAGTACCGTTGCACCAGAGGTGTCGACGGCCTCAATAGTAAAGTTATTTGCGTCTACTACAGTAGCTACAATGTAGTTTTGGTTTAAGACATCTGCGGTAATATTACCGCCCAGAGATACAGCACCAGAAAAAGTTACATAATCCCCTGCATTTGCGGCGTGGTCTACTTCAGTAACCGTAATGGTTGCATCCCCATTGACGGCAGCAAATGTAGCATCGCCAGCAGCGGTAATGTCTCGGTAGGGGGTAGAGTCGTAGTAAGCACCACCACGCTCTATGTAGTATTTGATGTTAGTACCGACGGATATTAAGTTTTGACCACTTAGCGTAGCCCAGTTAAACAGAGAACGGCATACACCCAGAAACGTACTTGTAGAGATACGCTCCCAACCACCTATCTTTTGGGGCATACCACGACGAAAACGGACTTTGTCCGTCTCATACCATGTACCTTCGGCATTGTATCGGGTAGTTTCCCGGTCAACTCCGGGCTTAAACTGGATTTTTTGTACCGGCATATTCCCCAGACCTAATCATGTCAGTCAATTCAATAGCCCTACCCTTCACTTGCGTTGCCCATCTACTGTCCAAGAAATGTTCAGCAGCCTCTTCAAAATCGCCAGAACTCATTGATTCTAAAGCGTTTTTAAACTTGAGCAACCTTGGTAAACCTAGGTTGAATCCTAACGAAATCATGGCATCTTTGCGGGCTTCATTTAACCCAGAAAACCAAGGAAATGCACCGCTTAACTCGTTGATTACGCGGGAAATATCGTTCTGTAACAGGTAGTTTACCTCATCATCAGATAAACCCAAACCTGTTTTTGAAATGTTTCTACCTACGCCAATAGTCTCAAGACCCTCAGTATCTAGGTAAACGTGTTTCTCTACCCCCTCGTGCCTCTTTAGCATTTCAAGTAGTTTAGTCATCTTTAGGCTCGTGACTCCCGCCCCAATAGAAGCTGCTAATCTGGCTTATCTGAGCTGCTAGATAACCTAGAATTAAGTTTACTAGCTCCATTGGGTGCCCTTCCGGGTCTATGGTTACAATGTAAATGTACATCAAAAAGCCAAACGTCATTGCTATGGCTAGTATTCGGCTTGTGTAATCCGATGCAAACCTTGAACGAGCATCCTGTCTGTCTTGGTTTTCTAGTTCAAATACATCTACTTCTAGCTCTGCCATACGTTCTTTGTAGGCAATCTCGGCTTTCTTGATTTCTGCAAGCTGTTCGGGGGTAGCCGACTGCATTGCTTTACCGATCTGCTCTGGTGTCGGCTCACATCCTAGGACATCAGCAATAACCTTCCCGGCTGTACCGCCTAACGGCCCACCTAGACTAGCGCCGATTGTTGGGGCAATAGCACCAACCAGACTTTTTAGTTTGCCAAACTTCATAGGACAGCCAGTACGACCATGACCAATACAATACCGCTGACGATCATACCCAGTTGCTCATGGGTGCAATTCTGTACTAACTTCCAGCAAGGTGAACCTATCTTCTTGAATATACTCATGTTTTTCTCCTATCCGCCAAATTTTTCAACTGCATACAATAAAATTACAAAAGGGTATACACCCCAAACTATCTTTTCGAGCTTGTTAAACTTATCGTTACTTTCACCCAGTAGTTCTTCGATGCGCTTGTATCTTAGCGCACACTCCGCTTCATGTACGTCCATTCTCTGATTTGGAGATGATTTCCTAGCCACTTTCTTTTTAGCCACTTTCTTTTTAGCTACTTTTTTGGCTGGTTCTTTCTGGGTTGCCATGACGTGTTCCTATAAATAAAAATTTGGTTTAGCGCTTACTTCCGCCATTAAACTTATCATAAAAATACAAGCCCCAACTACTACGCTTAGGCCCACTATAGCTACTACAATATCAATAATATCACTTTTACGCTTTGC